CTTGTACCAGTGGTCTGCCAACTGGCATCTCCTGTTGCCCCACCCTGTCGTTGGCGCACCATACCATATTGCATTTTTGCGGCGGTGACAGATGAACTAGTTAAAGCTGCTCCTAGCACTGAACTAGTTGTCGTAATCTGGCCTGTTGTAACATTAATTCCAAAGACAGTACCAGAGTTAGATGTTGTATAACCAGTGACTGCATCCGTTGTGAGGCTCGCATTCGTAATAGTTGGACTATTAACTGTGGGAGAGGTTAATATCTTGTTTGTTAATGTCTGACTACCCGTAAGAGTTACTACAGAGGCAGGAAAAGTAGGAGTACCGCCTATGGTATAGGTACCTATGAGGGTACCAGAAAAGGTAGGGCCACTAATTGTAGGAGAGGTTAATACTTTATTCGTTAATGTCTGGGTATCTGTAAGGCCTACAGGGGCACTTGCAAGGTTAAGGTAGGTATTTCTATTAATTGCCTGCGTTGCAGTGGCTGAGGCAGTGTAAATAGGAGTATAATCATTAACGCCATCAATGGTACTTGCTACAGGAAGTGCTGTAGCGCCTGTTGCTGTTCCACCGATTATTACATTTGCCATTTTATGCTCCTGTCACTGTCCAAGTAGCGACGTATTTTGGTATTACTTTGATTGGATTAGTTACGATACTGTTTAAGGTATTAGTTACTATGAGATTTCCTAGATTATTCTGAAAATTTAAGAGTCCTATATTGACTGTATAGCCTGTACCGCTTTGGGGTATCCATGAGGTGGGATTGCGTACTGGCATGTAAACTCCTTAAATCATGTTAAAGACAAACGAAACGACAGTAGAGCTACCAGTTTTCAGATAGATTGTTTCCATATTGGCACAGTCAAATGTCCAAGGAACACCTGCAGGCAAAGTGAAGTATGCCGTCATTGTAGAATCTTCTGATACCTGTACGGCATTAGTCACAGAGGTAATAGTTATCTGGGCAGCATTATCAGGTACTAAAATTGTGGCGGTTGTATTTACGGTAACTGGTGAAGTAATCGGAGTGCCTGTTTCATCCTGGGTCTGCATGAAATTACCTGTTACCCCAGTCATAGCTACTCGATTACCGTCAGTACGAAGTCCACTAAACAAAGATGCCGTCTGACCACTGGCGGCTGGCTGTTTGAATGAGGGTGGATTATATGCCATTATTTCTCCTTTAGGTTAGGCTTTACGTCTTTTCCCGCAGTCCCCACACACCCACTCTTTACCACCGTTAGCGGCGAGCCAGACATGGGTGTGTGTATCGTTTTCCATACTAGACTAGGATCTCTTCCCAAACAACTGATATAACAGCAGAGATGGCGGTTGTTAGGGCACTTAGAGAAATTGCACAACCTGGAGCAACGATTAGCTGACCAGCGATATCATCGCTCATGTAGGCAGCGTTCACTGAACCAGTAGCTACTGGTCCACCACCTAGAGCACGTACCACAACTGGTGCGGCGGGTAATGTCACGGCTGAGGCTGCTAGGCCTACGGCGGTTGAGGCAGCACCAAGTAATGCGTTACGGACAGTAAGCGGTGTAGTTTGTGTTACGGCAGCGGCAACTGGGTTAACGTTAGCGGCCCATACGAGTGTTGAGATACCTGCTGGAGCAGTTGTAAGTGCAACCTGGGCACCAAGTACTACAAGGTTCTTTCCCGAACCAGCTGGGTTAGTAAGGGTGAAGCCAGTCTGCGTCGTAGAGAGAGCTGTTGAAAGTGCCTGTCCAGCCTGAGTGGAAGCAACATATACATTGCCCTGTACAACTGCCTCTTGGTAACGACCGTGGGCATCCTGAACCACCGTACCACCTGTGCGTTCTGCACGTGCTGTAACCGTTGCACCGTTGGCCAGTGTCTGGGGTCCAACCGTTGTTTGAATCGTTGCCATGAAATAAACCTTTCGTTAAGTTTCAATTGAATAAATTAGTTTTCTCTGACAAATAAAAAAGCCCCCGAAGAACAGGGGCTTAAAGTAATTGCCTAAATCAATTATACCATAGTCGTCCAGATGTAAAATATTTTATACCTGTTACTGGTAATAATTAATCCATACATCGACGGTAGCGGCCACGGCACCAGCGGTAATGATATCTATTCCACTTACCATTTTCACAGGAGTGTTGAAACTAATAATAGTTGGGGCGGTCGTAAGTGCCGTTGTAGCAATACCGTTTACCAATTTAAGGGGCGTACCCTGTTTATCTTGAATAGTAATACTAGAAGTAGTACCAGCGACCTCGTTGCTAATAGCAATCGATGATATATAGGCAGTTGCAGCGGTTGGGGTAGTAGTAGTGTTGGTTGTGAGATGTATTGAATAGGTGTTAAGTGCCGTGTTCCCAGGCATTAAAGCACCCTGACGGTCGTAACTAGTACCATTCCAGCTTCTGGCATGTACGGATAGAATGCCAGAGGTTACACCAGCCCCGTAAGCACTATCGTCTTTGATTTGGGTATTGGAACCAGCGCCGCTAACCCCAACCCCCTGAGTACCATTCCCGAAGGTTGTGACAGTATTACCGCCTACCTGGGCTAGGTTCTCGTTGCCCGTACCAACAGGAACTACTTTTAGTTGCCCGTAGTTATCGGTGAGAAGTGGTATTCGTTGGCCGTCAACATAATTTCCAGGGGGAGCGGCTTGATAGACACCAGGAGCCGAATACAACTCGTTGTTGGGTGTAATATTGACCCTAAGCGATGGGTTATTACCACTGCTCAGGCTTGAGTTAACATTGAGAGCGTTGCCCGTGGTGTCTATTGGATCACCTGTAGGGCCAGTTAGTGCCATAAACGGTATGCCATCAGTTGCTAGTGAGATATCGGTACCAGCTATCTGCTGACTGTTCATCTGCAGTGGCAAGGTACTCGTAATTCTCGTATTTCCTGCTAGGTCTACCGATGGTAATACCTGGAATGTCTCGGTATATAGAGGGTTATTGGCGTTGGCTACTGCTGGGAGGACACCCAAGTTCGTAGACGAGGGAGTACCAGCGTTGTTAGTCTTTAGCCCCGCTACCTGAAGACCGCTCGTAGTGCTCACTGAAACGGTGGAGAATGCACCTGGCAGGCTAGAGAAGGCTATTATTCCCGTAGATGTCCCTGAAGTGTAAGTACCCGTAAAACTGAGTCTGAAGTACATGAAATTTAAGGGGCCATGGAAAATTCCAGTTCCCGTCGTCGAGATAGCTGGGACCACAGAGGCTATGGTGTTAGCTAAGTCTACTGATACCCAGTTGATGTTATCATTTGAACCTTGAAAGGTTATGGTCGGGGTGCTACCAACGTAGAAGGTCTTAATCTGAACACTGACCCACTTATAGTTGCCTACGTAGTAACCTGGCGTGGTGGTGACTGAGGAAACTGACCACGGGATGGCAGAACTAGTAGCGGGAGACGCTAATAGCGAGTTGTTCCCTGGTGCGTTCGAGTTTATGATGTTAGCAGTATTGCCCTGACCATCTGTCAGCTGACTGTAGGTTTTGAGGCTGTCTCCGAAGGTATCTAAAGCATCCCCCGTTGGGCCAGCCAAACTCACTAGTTGAGTACCTGGAGCGGTCGTTGAGGTATCATTACCACTTGTCTGGCTATTGTTTACCTGTACGACATCAAGGGGATTGTTTTGATCGGAGGCTATAGTTACTGGTATTGAGGCAGACATTGTTGTCTGACCGAGTGATATAGGAAGGCCGCCCACCTGAATTAGATTTACGTTATCTAAACTGGTTCCCGTCTCTGTTAATATGGCCCCCGTAGTCTTATCTACAGCGACAGGTACAACAGCCCCTGATCCATCAGAAGCAAGACCAATTAAGCCTGGAGTTCTATTTTGTCCAAAAGGATTGACCTCATTTGTCCATAATGCCATAAAATAAAAAAAGCCCTCCGCAGGGGCCTATATTAATTGCCTACGAGCATTATATATCATATATAGCTTTTGTACCACTCCAGCGTCTCTTATCTTTCTCCAATTCCTGGCGTTCCAGCACGATAGCATCACGTTTAGTAGCGAGAGATTCCTCTATTTCTTTTACATAAGCCACTTTATCATCAATCACCTTGGTAATATGCTGGTACTCGACACTCTTTTTCTGAATATTAGCAGCTAATGTATCCAATTCATGGAGTAGGTTCGACTTTTGTGACTTCAGATCTTCTAATTTCTCATCATATTCTTGCTTTGTTGTCTCGAATACCAAAACCGAACTATCAAAATCTCGCTTTAAAATAATATACTTCGCGTTTAGGGCTCGTGAAGATTCTTTTTGGCGAATTATATCATCATTGATTTCGATAAGTTGTCCATTACCTTCATCGATGGTACTTGAGATGATCTTTTCTTGATCTTCAAGATATGTTTTACGAATTTCGGTTTGTTTCTCAAGATCCTTCTCTTCTTTCTTGAGTTCAGAAATAGTATTTTTATATACTGTAATTGCCGCATGGAGTTCTAATGTCTGTTGCTCGAGTAGATTGTTAGTCTGTTGTGATCTGATTTCGGCATTCCTTATATCGGTTTCGATAGTCTCTCGATGTAAGACGGCTTCTTTATTCTTTTTAAGAATATTCTCAAGCATTTCTTCACTTGCCTTTACTCGGGCATCGTAAACCTTTAAAGTAATCGGTGCATCTTTCAATATTTTGGCTTTTGTATCAATAAAAGCCTCACGAGCATCTAGTTCTTTACTTCTTCGCTCCAGCTGTGCTTGGTCGAGATTCATCGAAATTAGGTTCTGCCTTTCCAAGGTATATTTTATCAATCATCTGTTCTTGTAAAAGTCCATCATTCCAGTTGAACTTACGGACCTTGACGTTCTCTCGATCACTTTCTTTGATAGGGTCATCTAGGAAACGTTGCTTTGCAACTAAACGTTTGTATAAACCTTCAATAAACAGATCAGCATTCTCGCCCACCAATACCTCAGAGTTACCTGGATTAATGACCCAGGTCTGTTCATTACCAGGAATAACTTGCTCGTAATTCTTTGTAAATCGTTGCCGACCTTCTACCACGCGTACGTTACCATTATCTGTGAAACTAACATCTTCACCTGCAGTTGGAAAGTACTGCCATTCGTAGGGTTGATCATCAATATTAATTACTCGGACATACTCTGATGGAGCATATCGATCACGTAACCGATCTCTAAACGGCTTGCTCTCCTTGATCGTTGTCGCTGTTGGGCCCGTTTTTCGTTGAATCTGTGGCATGTTGTTCCTCCTTTTCAATAGTTGCTATAACTTCACAAAGAATGTCGTACTTACCCCGTAAATGATGCAATTCAGCAGTTATCCAATTGCTGTTGGATAGATTATCGTGTTGCTCCATTACGAGATCACGGGCTTTAATAAGCTCCTCTTTGTTCATCAATTAGCATTATAACATAGAAAAAAGAGCCCGCAAGGGGCCCTCTAATCCAAATGTTTGTTTTACTAGCTTGCTGCGAAGATACCAGTTTGGTCAGTAACCCACCAAGCAGTACCATCACCGACGATAGTAATCGCATCACCCACAACCGCTGTGCCTTGAGTGTTAGTCAAGGTAGTAGTAGTAGTAATAGCGGTACCTGTAGCTGAGGTCTTAGCGTGGATTACTTGAGCACCCGTAACTGTAAAGCCAGCTGTAGTGTTTGCTGTGGTAAACGTATACTGAAGTCCATTCGCACAAGTTGGTAGTGTCCATGATGGGCTACCACTTGTTGATCGGTTTTGAAATACTCCACCAGACTGCGCTGCAGTTAGGACGACTGTTGCACCAACCAAGGCACTCTGTACGACTGGAGAAGTTATACCTGAAGTAGAACCTGTATTAACAAGACCAACAGTTGTGATACTTCCAGTGGTATTAACGCCACCTGTCCCAACGGATAGAGTGGCTGTTGAACCAGCCCCCGCTACACCGATGTTCACATTTTTGTTTGTGTTGAGCCCGTCTTGTCGAATCACAGGCACATACTTTTCAACGAGACGGTTTCGATTCGATACTGCCATCTGAATACCTCTTTCTTATTCTATGTTAATGTTAGCCAAGCTGGAGCTGATGTTGAGGCACTAATTGCGATCTTTGTAATACCAATGATCGGTACAGTAGATGCAGTAGCGGCCTTCACATTTCCTGCAGTTGTAACACTCTGTCCGAATGCACCACCAACGGTGATTGTTCCACCAGCGTCGTTTAGAACGACTGCATCACCACCAACCTGTACCCAACCGTAGTTTGTTACAGTGGCTGTGTTTACGACTGGCATGATTGTCAGTCCTACTGGAAGAGCAGCTGTTGTTGAAGTGTTTACTGTTGAGTAATCGCTGATTCGCAAGTTAGCTGTATCAGTACCTGGAACAAGTGCTGTTGTGTGTCGGAAGTTCTCAGCTAGGTATACAGTGATGTATCCAGTTGAAGCGGTAGCAGCAGTGTTTCCCTTAACTCGGTACGTATAGTGACCTGTATCAGCAGCGTTACCACCAACAATAATGTCAAGATATCCTTCAGCAAACTGATCCTGAGTAACGGTTGTTGCACCGTTAGTAAGAACAATCTGACCAAATCCTGACTGGCTACCTGCGTAGTTAGCGGCAACCTGTCCACCAGTACCAGAAGCTGTAATAGCTAGAGCCTGGAAGTTGGCAGTAAGAGCAGCAGCAGTAACCACAAGTCCAGGAGCGATTGTTGATGTACCACCGAATGAAACGTAGCGGAAGCGTCGTCCATCTTCAGTAACACCAATCGCACCATATTGTGTTTGTTTTGTAGTTGTTAGCGTGTTTAGATCTGTTTCTGTTAGGGTTCGAATACCGTCTTGCATGATAAATCCTTTCTCCTCTAGTTAGAGGTAATTCCTGTTAATTTACCATTACGTCGGGGCTGACGGTGAATCAAGTTACCCATAAGAATCAAGAGTCCAACTTCACCATACTGGTTGACTGGAGCGATCAATTCTCGGAACTGCCATGCACTTGGGAATGGTACATCCTGGTAGTAACCTTCAGTGACCTCTACAGTTGAACTAATCTGTCGTAGATTATCGTCCTGAAGACGCTTGAATTCCATGTACCACTCGTTTAGCCAGAAGAATGTCTGTGAAGTACAGTTGTCATCGGCTACAAGTGGACGAGCTCGATAGGTAATAGCATCGAAACCAGCGAAGGCCGAAGTCTTATTGCTTGGTCGAGTTTGTCCGTTAGGAGTTCCACCATCGACCTGGTCGTAACCACGAAGCTGGAGTGTCTCATAACGAGCTGATACCATTGGCTGAATAAGTCCTTCAATGTATGTCCAGATAGTCTTTGTTGAAAGACCAATCGTAGGAGTTTCCTTTGTTGAACTAGCAGCACGTACGTTATCCATTTCTGATGACAAGTAGTCAAGAGTAATGATACCGCTGGTTACAGCTGTGACATCGGCGTTAATGAAGGTGTTTGTTGAACGAGTAAGACCAGCGTAGCTTGAGCTGTTTGTTCCAGCATCAACGATAAGTCCAAGACCATCGAAATCTTTACCTGAACCGACACCATAAGCGATCTGACCAACAGCTTGGTTAGCTGAGATCTTCGCTTCATCAAGTCGAGTCTTAAGAAGCATAAGAACTTGCTTCTCATTGTTCGCGTTTACTGCACGCTCAATACCTGGGACTACAACGCTTTGTTCGAAAGCGGCAATGTACCATGTCATTAATCGTGTGTTGTTAGTAGCTGCCGTTGGGAACGTGTCCATGCCTGAGAATGATCCACCAGTTGTACTGTTGGCAGTCTCGATTGGTTGTGCCTCGTAAATACCTCGCCATTTGCCTGGCTTGTTCAGTATACGAGCTAGGAATACGTTTGAGTTGTTGATTTGGTCAACAATACTAGGCAAAATGTCCTGATAGGTAATATCTGCGACCCTATCTGTAAATACCATTCCAGCCATATTAGCTCCTTATTAGTTTTTTGAGCAATAAAAAAGCCCCCAGTTACGGGGGCCTAAGAAATTGCCTGTAATTACAGAATATCAGGCTTTATTTGCTTTTGCAAGTGGCTTTATTTGCTCTTTACTTGGTCCTAAGTCTTCAACTTTATGGCGTAAATCAGCGATCTCACCCTTTAACTTTTCAACAATAGGTGTGTTATTAAGGTTTCCTTCACCTAGAATAGCTTCAAGCTCTTGGAAAGCTTCCTTATAGTTATCCTTATGGATAGATAGCTTAATATTAGCAGCTAAATGCTCTGCCTCTGCTCGGGTAATGAGCCCAAAGTGTTCTAATGATGCGATCCACCAATTATGCATTGTCTGACTCCAGTTTCTTTATTAATTCATTTATTGTATCGTTTACTAATTGAGCATTACTACCAAATCGATCTACTTTATCGGCTTTATGAGTCTGTTTCGTTACAGATACACTCTCACCATTGCTTGCATTAATAAGTTTCAACTCTACTATGTAATCATTCATATTCTACCAATCCGCCGTTTTACTTTCTAATAAGTTCTCAAGATCCATACTACTCATACCTGAATGAACACGAGCCTTCTGTTGCTCGGGCTTTGTGGTTGTACCATTTGTCTTGCTCGTACGCTTTGCTTGGTCGAGTCGTTCCTTATCTTCTTTCGTCTGAGCAGGATTACCCTTTGTTGGATTGTCTCGTTGGTACATACGAAAGGCTTCATCAAAGCCAATATGCTTATAAGGTCGGCCTGCATTAAACTCATCAAGATACTTTTGATTCTGTGATTCCTTGAAGTTCAATACTTCTTGCACTAACTCAACACCAGGATCTTTGTCAAAATCAGCAGTGTTTGGTTGCGCCTTAAAGCGAGGGATTTTACCATCACGCTGTAGTCCAGCAATGTCTTGTCGATCGGCAAGGTCCTCACGCTTCTTAAACTCAGCAGCAGACTTCGTACTTTCTTGGGTTCGATAATCATTCTGTAGCTGAACAGCTCGGTTCTCTAAAGTACTAAACGCCTTATTAGCGGCAGATAGTTCTCTATCATCGACATATTTAAAGCCTTGTGGCAAGTACTCAGGTGAGTAGACTTGATACTCTTTAACCTCTGTACTATCTCCAATCGTTCCGCGAACGGTAATAGCTGTCAGATTATCAAGAATATATTGCTGTTCAGGCGTAAGGTTTGGGTTAGCTTTGGCTTCCTCAGTTGAGTTAGAAGGTTCTTCTTCGGTCTCTTCTTCACCTTCATCTATTGTATAGCCTTCATCAGCTCCTTCTCCCTCTCCAGCCTCTTCTTCTGTTTCTGATTCCTCAGTTTGTTCTTCGCCGTCTTCTTCAGTAGTTTCTGTTTCTTCCGTAGTCTCAGTAGACTCCGCTTCTGTTTGCTCTGTAGTGTCCTTTTTATCATTCTCAACTAAGTCCTCATTTATAGGATTTAAATTGTCATCTAAATTATCTAACTTTGCCGCTAGCTCTGGGCTCAAGTTAAGTCCAGGTATAACCTTATCGTCTTGTGGCATTCATGTCCTCCTTGTTACTTTGCATTATAGCACAGGTGGTATACCCCCAACTCCAGGAGGTGGTGGCATTGCAGGTTGCTGAGGATTAGGTAATTGCGGAGGCATTCCCATTGGTGCCCCCATAGGAGGGGGGGCTGCCTGCGGAAGCGCGCCCACGGTTGGTTGTCCAGGTATGCCCCCAGGAGGCATCATACCAGGTGGCTGCATTGGCTGTCCAGGCATACCCATACCAGGCTGCATCGGTGGCATTGGAGGTGGCAATGGTTGGATTGGCTGGTCAGGCTCAAGCATCTGGATACCTTCTTTACTCATGAGATCCAATGAGGTACGAAGCTCAAGTGAAGTGATTGCTTTATCCACATACTTAATGAACGCTGCATGGTTAGCTCGAGTCCATGGCTTCTTAATATTCAAGAACTCATCACTGAGCATCTGCTTACGCAAACTCAATACAAACTCTTTACTTGGATCTTCAGGATCCTTTGGAGTCTTGCCGCCTCTAAACTCAGCGTAAGCAATAAATGCTTTCGCCTCATCCATTTCATCAAGCGCATCACGAGCCAGTGCCATCGGGTCAGTCTTCTGCTTGGCCCAGTTATCGTAGAGCTGTTGTGGGTTCTGCATGTGGAGTAACTTGTAGGCATCGAGCAATGAAATACTAGCATCCATCTTGAGCAGTTGTAATACAATAGCTTCCTGACGTTGCTTATCGAATGGTAATGAAGTACCAGACTTTACATTAACTGCAATGCCATCTTCAATGAGATCACGGGAAATAGTTAAGTAATCGAACTCACCATCACCACCGTTATAAACAAAGAAGTGTTTCTCGTTATACCAAACAACCATCATTTGGATTAAGAAGTTGAAGTACTGATTCATGAAACGATCGATCGCCCGTACATAGAGATCTTGACGACCACTTGCCTGGTCTTTCTTCATGATTGACTGCCCAAGCGTCTCAGAGTCATCATCACCATCATTTGAGCCCGTGAACTCACTTGGAGTACCCATAATGGCATGGATAGTGGTTCGCTGATCGATCTTATCCTGCATTAAGAAGTCAGGGATCTCAGGGGGATCAAGACGGAAGATCAGGTCTTGGCTGTTGACTCCAGGTAGTCCTGCAATCACAATGTGCTGATTTGGATCACCTGTCAGGTCTTGTGAGTCACTCTTACTAATACCAGAACGGGTATCAATAACGAGTGTTCCATTCGCTTTGTCAGCCACTTCCATCAGCTGACGACCACGCTTGTTCAATATGTTCTGAATGTTGCCAGCTTGCTCAACCGCTGAAGTCTCATCGACCCAGTGTTGCCCATCATTATCAAAGTTCAGTGGGATGAATGGCTTACGTGGCATATCCAGGAAGTTCTTGTTCTTGGTCGCATACAGCCAGTGCGGATTCTTATCCTTTTCCAGTACTATGTTGCCAAAGTAATAAACACAGGCTTCTTTTGGCTCATAACTCTTATCATAGTATGTTACCCATACTTCACGGATGTTCAGGATCTCTTCAAGCTGCTTGTACGTACCACGGATGATACCACACTCTTTATAGATCTCTTCTTTCTTACCTGGCCAACGGTTACATGCCTCATTGACTGACATCTTCAGCTGTCGTGATATAAAGGCTGGGTTCTCACCCTGTCGGGCATTCTTATCAATGATAACTTCTTCAGGGTTGAGAGCTTTAGGAATGATCTCACCATTCTCACCATGATCTGGTACAAACTCAAAGTATATGATACCAATACGTTTGTTAAGTGCATTGCGGACTGCATTCTCTAAGAGCTGTTGCAACTGTACCTTCTGTGAGTGAGCCATGCAGACCTTCTCAAGGTCAATCGCAAAGATCTTTGAACGTGGGTTATCCTGGGCTGGTGAGACTTCTGGTTGCGGTGATTGAGCGGTGACATATGACAGGATTGCTTGCTCAGCAATATAGATCTGGTTCTCAATGTAAGGGATCTGGAAACGGTACAGTGAGCGTACATCGAGTTGCTTCCCTAAGTAGAGCCGCATGTTATCACCACGAGCCTGGCGTAAGTTATAACCGTCAGGTGAATCCCAATAGCCGACTGAGTCTTGGATACGTGACTCTAGGTTCTTGATGATTTGGTAGTCAGGTATGTCAATAGCAAGTGTGGGCAGTTCATCAATAGGGCCTGGAGAGAGTCCAGCGAGTTGATCTACCTTTGTGTCATTGAGTGGAGGAGCCGATTGTTCGTAGTCCCAGTTATTAGACATGAGTTCTTTCTGAAATTAAAAAGACCCCAAGAGAATTTGGGGCCTAAAGTAATTGCCTGAGTGGATTATAGCATACTACTGAAACAAAATCTTATACTTATTACCACATGAATGACACATAATCTCAATGAGGTGCTCGCTTGGTGGATATGAATCCCAAGGCAGACCAATATCATTGCTTACAATAATGTTCTGGGCATTGGCTTTGAAGAGTGTCTTGCCACAACTACACTTCCAATAGGCTGGACGTTCAGTCTCTAGTGGGAATAGACGATGCTGGAAGTACATGACAAAGTTCACTGGTATCGCCAATCTCTGCCCGCTGGTCGTTCGTTGTTTGCCAAGACTGCCCCCAAGTCTATGTGAAAAGCTTCTGCTTCCCCGTTGTCATTAACTATAAACGATTTCTTCTTTTCGTCAATAGGTCCAGCTGTCACGATACCTGTTTCGTTGGAACGTTTGTAGAAGTAGCTTTCTAACGCATAGCGAATAGCATCCATACAGTGATTGTCTTTATCCACAGGCTTCGGCTGTTGTCTGCCATCCTTGTCAAAGTCCCACATATAACTTCGGTACTCTTTGATGAGGTGAATACTACGTTGGGTAACACTCACACGCTGGTCCTGGATGTAGTCAATGCCTTGCCTGATGCTACCTTGGCCTTTATGAGCTGGTACAATCGGCACACCCATCATAGCGATTTCATCAATGGACTTTGGGTCAGAACTGTCTGCATACACCATTGTTTCAGGATGCTCGGCATTGAGTAGGAACTCACCGACTGGCTTATTGTGCAAGTTTAGTGCATAAAGTCTCTCATCAAGTATGAAGCCGCCATTGTACTTATACACATCAACGAGTGCCAATGGGTCATTACTAAAGCCGAAGTCAAGGCCACGACGCTCTAGCTTGGCTTCATGTGGTATGTCAGTGATGATTGCCCAGTCAGTATATATACGACCAATAACATCACCAAGTTTACCTTCACCATAGACACGCCACCAGTTCTTGTTATGACGGTGCGACTCAATCATCTTAATAGTTGGCTGGTCAGGCTCGTTGAAGAGAGCTTCGTTGTCTAAGTAGGTTAATGTAATAAAGTCAACGTCATCGAAGTGTGGCTGGATCTCAGTATAGAACCAGAACTCATTTGTAGGGTTCCAGTCAAGCCATATCGTGCCACGTGTACGAGTCATCAGCTGGTCGGCAATGTTGTAGTCGAGGTTGTTACACTCATTAATGAAAAGCACGTCACGCCGAGGTCCATGAGCCTTACCGTATGTATCAATGCTCTTGAACTCTATGGTGCTGCCGTCAGTGAATATATAATCATGTCTCGTGCCATGCCATTGGCTATCGCTCCAAAGCCCTCGGTCTTTCATGATACGTTCGAAGTCACGCATTGCTCCACCTTCAAGGTGTGGATAACTTTCCGAGACAACAGTGACGAGCTTACCTTTATTCGTTTGTGCATAGTCTATGAGCCATACCAAGATTGATATAGTCTTACTAGCCGCTGTCCCCCCTGCTACTGCTCTAATGCGCTGCTTGAGTCTGAAGATCTTGCGAGTTGCTGTTGTGTCCTGGAAGTGGAACGTCGTCTGGTCTTCCACTAAGTCCCCCATAGATTGGTATTATAACAGTATTTGGTGGTGTGTCTTTACTGTGGCCTTTCAAACGCAGGTTAGTCTCAATGTATTTATGGATAATGTTAAAATCCTTACCGTCTTTGTTTGTGGCATCCAGACCTTCATTAAGGCGTTGTGCAAGCTTTTTATCACTTACTCCAGCTTTTTCCAAGATGTCAATAAAGCTCTTCGTACGAGTTAGTTGTTGAGGGTTCTTAGCATAAGCTGGTTTGTACCCTGCTTTGGTCATAGCTTTAGACACACTATCACCAGCCACAATATGTTTCATCGCTACTGCTTGTCTAGTGGTCATGTACAATCCTTGTGAAATTGAGTATGAAGTCTTTGAATGTAACCCATAGACTTATTGTATCACCTGACCATATATGTAGTTTCTTCTCAATGATTTTAGTTTCACGCTCTATATATGTTTCTGCTGTGTATAATCTTCCATTTCTACGAGGACTTGAACTAATGAGATTGCCTGCAAATATATATTGGTTGGGGTTCCCTGTAATATTCTCAACAATTTTCGTATTGAGATCTCTGCTAACAATATCGCTAATCCTCTCGGTGGACATT